TAGTAGTGAATAACGAGAAAGTCTTTTTAAGGTACTTTTATGACACTCTACGACAGGAGATATACCACGAAATAGAGTGCAAGGGAGATACAATAATTCGTGAGGTATTAGTTCCAGTTGATAAAGTCAAAGTAATTGAAAAGGATAACAGATATATGATTGTTTTGATTGTCTTACTAGCTGCTTTATTCTTTGTAGTTTTAAGGCGAAATTATGTTAGATAGAATTTAGTATATTTACGAAATTTAAAACCTAACTATGCAGCACAGAAATACTACAAGATTAAGACTAAAGGAAGATGAGCTAGACCTTATCCAAAAGTACAGAAGGATAAAGGAGGAGAGTATAGCAGCAGGGATTAACCCTGACGATGTTAAACACGGATGGCTCAAGACAGACAAGAGTAGTTTATTCTTTAAAAACCCAAATTTTAAGACAGAAGAAAAGAATAAGTTTGCAAAGAACTTAATAGAGGAGCTTAAACAATACTCTCCAAAGTATCCAACTATAAAACGGAGCAAGTCAGCAGATGGACATTTATTGGTTTTAGATCCTGCAGATATTCATGTAGGTAAACTTTGCTCTATCCTAGAAACAGGAAAAGAATACAATCAACAGATAGCAGTTAGACAAGTAAAGGAGGGCGTACAAGGGATACTAGATAAGTCTAGCGGGTTTAATATAGATAAGATTAATTTCATTGCAGGGAATGATATATTGCACACCGACACACCTAAAAGAACTACTACAAGTGGAACATCTCAGGATACGGATGGCATGTGGTATGAAAACTTTTTAAATGCGAAGAGGTTATACGTTGAGGTAATAGAGCAACTAATACAAATAGCAGACGTTCACTTTACATTCAACCCTAGTAACCACGATTATATGACAGGCTTCTTTCTAGCGGATGTAATTAAAACACATTTTAGACATTGTAAGAATATTACTTTTGACTGTAGTATCTCACACCGTAAATACTTTAAGTACTATAAGAACTTGATAGGTACGACTCATGGGGATGGAGCAAAGAACCAAGACCTACCGTTACTAATGGCTACTGAAAGACCTATACTTTGGAGTGAAACAGATTACAGATATGTTTATACACACCATGTACATCATAAAAACGCAAAGGACTACATAGGGGTAACTGTTGAGAGCTTGAGAAGTCCTAGCCCTAGCGATAGTTGGCACGACAGAAACGGATATATATCCAAACAAGCAATCGAAGGATTTATACACCATAAAGAGAATGGGCAAATAGCTAGATTAACACACTACTTTAAATGACAAGGATAGAGCTTTCAGATGACGAAATAGAATACACTACTTACTTTCCGATTAGGGATGCCCACGACCTTATGTATTCATTTGAGGAAATGGTACGAATGTATACTCAAGCAGAAATAGAGGTTGATACTTATATCCTGGAAAGGGCAAAAGAAATACATATAAAAAAGAATAATTAAAATAAAATACTTATATTTGAGCTTTCGTAGTTTAGTTTAGTTTTGAGGAGGGGTAACATTCATTTGTTGCTCCTTTTTTTTTAAAAAATAATTCAATAAAAGTGTAACTTTTTCACAGTTTAATCCGTATAATAAGTATAGAGAGAGAGATAAAGAGATAGAATGAAAGTTCAGGTATAAAATTCCCTTGAGGTTTAAAACTCCTGCTAAAATCTCAAATCTCTCTTAATATAAATAAGGTTAACAAGGTTGAAACGGATATCGTACACCTTAATAGTAAAGAGAAACAAAAGGAAAATTTTTAAATTCTTTTCTCTTTATTAAAAGACAACAAAGTTGAAACGGATACCCAAGTCTTATAATCCTTCCAGAAATGGAGGGGTTTTTTTTGTGCCTTAAAAAAATAGATTAAAAATAATTTGGTTTTATTGAAACTTTATAGTAGTATTGTTCGTATATTAAAGTAGTATCGATAGAGAGTAGATACTTAAACTAATAAAACTAAACAAAATGAAAAATCAAATATTAGACGCAATCACAGAATTAGGTATAGATGCAGCGAAAGTAGAAAACTATCACGAGCTATACGAGGAACTAAACTACAACGGAACTGTTCACGAAATAGTAGATGGATACATAGACATATATTACTATGACTTGAGAAAGTGGGCTGTAGATAATTGGGAGTATGTAGAGGATGCTAACGAGCAAGGAATAGGAACTAATGGAATAGATTACCACAAAGATATTCAGGCAGGACAATACTTAAAGTTTGAGCAAATGGCTGTAGAAATAATCGAAGAAATATTTAACGAACAAGAGATCCTGGAGGCTAAAAAATAAAATTATGAAAACTGAAATAGAAATTATTAGAATAAATGAAGCAAACCAAAAAGGATTTATTATTGCTTTAAAACAAAACAAAATTGTAGTGGACAACACAACGCTAGGTATAACGCAAATTTGGAACTTAGAAGATTTAAAACAATGTATAAAATTTATATAATGAAAGAAAAAGAACTAATACAAAAGAGGTTGCATGACATTGATACGTTTATGGCTACAGAAGATAATGAAACTATTTTATCAGGAAAAGACGAGATGGGAGTAGATTTTTTTGTTATCTTTAATACCGTTGAATTACTTGAATGGCTAGATATTGATTACATGAAAAAGCAATCAAAAAAATATATTAATAACCTTTAAAATTAAACCAATGAAAAAGAAATTACTATTACGAATAGATGCAGAAACTTACAAAGAGATTGTAAGACTTGCAAAAGAAAACGATAGAAGCATCAATGCTGAAATTATTAATCGATTAAAAAAATCACTATGAAAAACAAACAAGCACTAATATCCTATTGGGATAATTTTAACACAGAACTTTATTATAAATATCTTAAAGCTAGAAAGAAATGAAACACAAACTAACTCACTCTTTAGTGGAGATACACAAAGTACAGAAAGACCTATGGGAAGTATTTACTACAGACTATTGGGATAATGGAACTTACACCACTAAGGATGTTTCACACCACTCAACAGAACGTGAAGCGCAAGAACAGAAAGAAATTAACAAACATAAAAACTTAAACAAATGAAAGAATTAATAAACATTCAAAGCGAATTAAAAGCACCTAAGAGCCAATACAATAGTTTTGGTAAGTATAAGTACAGAAACTGCGAAGATGTCTTAGAGGCTCTTAAACCATTATTAAAAAAGAATAATTGTACTTTATACATATCTGACAATATCCTGGAGGTAGGAGGATTAATTTTTGTAGAAGCAATAGCAACTATACAAAATGAGAAAGGACAAGATGTGGCAGTCTCTGCACAGGCAGGAATTAACCCAAACAGAAAAGGAATGGACATCGCTCAGAGTTTTGGGAGCTCCTCCAGTTATGCGAGAAAGTATGCCCTTAATGGTTTGTTCTTAATAGACGATACTAAGGATCCTGACACAGAAGCACCACAGACTAGGCAAAAAGAAAAGGTAACAGATGGCAACCTTTCAGGAATGATGTTAAGTGCTAGTATAGGAGATTTAAGGACTATAATAAAAGACTTTGAACTAACCAAAGAGCAACATAATAAGGTAACAGAATTAGGTAAAAAACTAAAAAACTAAAAATTATGAAACCACATTTAATACTAAAAGAAAAATTAGAAAAACTCTCTAAATTAAAACATAGGGAGTTTACATTTGAGATGTCTAACCATAAACTGGAGTATGGCTCTTGTAATCACGCTTACAACTTTTCAATAGTAACAGTTAAAACCAAATCTACTTGGCTAGATTTAGACACAATTAACGGAATAGGAGGTTTAAAAATATCTTTATATGATAATACTACTACAGCCTTATTTTCAATCACTTATTATAATTAATAGACATTATGAAAACAAACATATATGAACACATGAAATGGTTAGCTCAATATTGTGGAGGCACATTAGATTTGGCAGTATTAATTGAAGAGGATGTTAACTCTTTAATGCCAACACTAATGGCAAAACTTAAAGAACAATCAGATGCTATTGGGTACGATGGTTTTAAAGGCGACCCTAATGATTACCCTGCTATAGTTTGGGTAATGGTGTATAATGGAATTGTTAAACCAACAGTATTAGAGTGGATAGATGAGAACTGCCCTAAAGCGTGGTTCCGACCTATGTACTTACCAAAAGAAGAACAAGATAAATTTATTAAAACAAATAACTATGAAGATTAGAAGCTCAGCACTAGGAAAGATTATGACAAACCCTAGAAGCAAATCACAAACATTGTCAGCAGGTTGTAAAACCTATATTAAAGAACTTGTAAAAGAGGACTTATTCAACTACAGAACTACAATAGATTCTAAATACCTAACCAAAGGAATAGATTTAGAAGATACCTCTATCGACCTTTATAACGAAGTACATAGCACATTGTATCTAAAGAATACAGAAAGACTCTCTAACGAGTTTATAACAGGCGAGTGCGACATTAACGCAGAGGACAAAATAATCGACATAAAGACATCCTGGAGTCTGGAGACGTTCCCTGCTGCTGTTGAGGATATTAATAATAAAGATTACGAATGGCAACTTAGAGCTTATATGTGGCTCTACAATAAACCTAAAGCAGAACTCGCTTACTGTATGGTTTCAACTCCTGACTATCTTTTGAAAGATTGGGATAATTTAGACATCCACAAAGTTGATAAGTTCGACCCATTTCTTAGGGTTACTACAATATCATTTGAAAGGGATACAGACAAAGAGAGGGAGATAATGGAACGAGTTATCGAATGTGGAAAGTTCTATATTGAATACAGAGACTCAATTTTGAATAAACAATTAATATTAACCCAATAAACTATGACAGATTTAGAATATTTTATAAACGAAACTTTGCAAGGTATATCTGTTCCAGTAACAAAGGAAAGGATCCTAAGTGCTGTATGTTCACATTTTAGAGTATCTGAGAAAGCTATAAAAGGAAAGACTAGAGGGAGAAATATAGTATTAGCTAGACATTTTTATATGTTTCTTCTAAAGGATAAAGAAGTATTTAAAACTTTGCGAGAAATAGGAGAACAAACAAATAAAGACCATGCTACTGCATTACATGCAATACGTAAGTTAAAATATTGGGTAGAAAATTACCAAGACATAAAAGAAATATATAACAAAATCAACCAAAAAATATATAATAATTAACTATATTTGTAAACAATTAAAAAACAATAAATTATGGAACACATAGAAACAGGAACAATAAAAGAAATTATGGACTTAAAAACTTTCGATAGTGGTTTTACTAAGAGAGAGTTCATAATTACTACAAATGACAAATATCCGCAGGACATAAAATTTGAAGTAACAAAAGATAAAGCAGAAACTTTTGAAACCTACAATAATATAGGAGATGAGGTAACTGTAAAATTTAATATTAGAGGCAACTTTCATGAACCGACAAACAATTATTTCGTCAATCTCCAGGCTTGGAGAGTCGAGAAAAACAATGCACAGACTACAGAGGAAGAAACTGTACAGGCTGAGGCAGAAGATGACTTACCCTTTTAAGAAGGTAATACATTTATTTTTGGATAATGGTTATAAGTTAAAATAATTATTATCTTTGTTCTATACATCATGCAGGATGTAAAGGAACTAATCAATAACCTATTAAGGGGAGGGCTGCATCCCAAACCTTAGTAGGTTTTTTTATACACAATATTATGGCAAAAGATAAAAAGGGTTTTGTATTATATGCTGACCTAATTCATACTGTAGAACAGTTAACCTCAGAAAAAGCAGGAGATTTATTTAAACATATTTTAAGGTATGTAAATGATGAAGATCCTGTTACCGAAGATATACTTATCAGCATAGCATTTGAACCGATTAAACAGCAGCTAAAGAGGGACTTAAAGAAGTATGAAACTAGAGCAGAAAAGAGCAGGAACAATGGAAAGTTAGGAGGTAGACCTAAAAACCTAGAAGAACCTAGAAAACCTAGTGGGTTAATTAATAACCTAACCGAACCTAGAAAACCTGATACAGTTACAGTAACAGTAACAGATACAGTAAAAGATATATATAAACGAAAACAAGTTTTCAGAATATCCATTTCTGACTTTATAAAAGCTAACCCTAATAAATACCCTAAACAACTCTACATAGATTTTGAGGAGTATTGGACAGAGCATGGCGAGAAGGATAAAAAAATGAGATTTGAGAAACAAAAGACATTTGGGTTAAGTAGAAGATTAAGCTCCTGGAATAAAACAGGATTTAATAATTATGAACCAATTAAAAAAGATGTAGTAGCTGTACCACATTGGAATAAAAACATTTAAAACTATGATATTAGAAAACTCAAGCGGAAAAGATTACCTAGATTCAATACGAAATGGCACTTTCGTTTATGGCTTAAAAATAGGATGCGATTTAGATAACCATCTCAGGTACAAGCAAGGGAGTTTTAATGTTATGGCAGGACACGCAAATGTAGGAAAGACTAAATTTATATTATATTATTATTTATGTCTAGCTGTTAAACACAAAAAAAAGTTTTTAATCTTTTCTTCTGAGAATAGTACAGGAGGTATTAAGCGGGATTTAATCCAGTTACATGCTGAGAAGAAGCTAGAAGATTTAACAGAACAACAATACGAATACCATTTTAATTGGATAAATGAACATTTTAAGTTTATAGATTTTGAGACATTCTACAAAGTGAACAATAGATTTATGAACTTTAGAGATGTCTTTAAATCTGCTTTAGAAGATTGTGATTATTTTGATGCTTTGGTTGTGGATCCTTATAACTCACTTGCAACAGTTGACGATATAAAAGGGAATGCTCACGAAAGAGATTATACAATAGCTCAGGAGTTTAGAATGTTTTGCAGAATAAACAACAAAACAATTTATCTTTTAGCACATGGAAATACAGAAGCCCTAAGAAAGACCTACTCAAAAGACCATGACTTTTATCGACATCCTATACCTTTGATGGCTTCCGATATTGAAGGGGGTGGCAAGTGGGTTAACAGAGCTGACGATTTTATTGTGATACACAGATTAACCCAACACCAAAGCGAATGGATGAAAACAGAAATACATGTACGCAAAATAAAGGAAACGGAGACAGGAGGAGTTATGACTTTCCTGGACAACCCTGTAATTTTTCACATGGATAAAGGAGGCTTAGGATTTAATTGTTATATTCGTCAAGCAGATTACACGCAGATACCACACAATGCAACTAACCCATTAAGCGAAAGACCAAAGGATAAACAAATGGAATTAAAACCAAACAAAGGTTTTGAAAAGGATATTAACCACATACAAGAGTCAAAAAAGACAATAGACGAAGATTGGCTAAATGATTACATGGAGGAAGAACAATTTAAAATATGACACTAGAACAGCTAACCACGAAATTAGAATTGAATATATTAATAGAGAAAGTACTCGCTAAAGCAGGAGCATATAAGTCTCCAGTAAGTAAAGAGGAGGCTTTAAAGGGGGTTGTTTTATCGGAAGGAACGAAAGACACCTTACAGACATTAAAGAATGCTTTAGAATGGCTTAATTTATCGGAGGATTTGGTAAACGATTATAGAAAAGAGATACAAAACAAGGATGCTCAGATATAC